TCTTATGCGTTTGCGGCGGCAAACAAGATTACTGGGTTGTATGCACAAGGAGCAGTTACAAATAGACTTACTGGTGTGGTAACTATGATGGGATTAGCGTATATGGGTATGCAGTTAAAGTATATGAACAATCCTTATGTACTAGAGAATATGTCACTCGAAGATAAGATTGCTCGATCTTTTGATATGTCAGGATTGGCGGCAATCTATAGTGATTTATTCTATACTTCATTACATACATCACTAGCATTAGGTGGTCCAGATATTGGAATGGGTGTTATTAGTCCAAAGTATAGGCAAGAAAAGGATTATATTGACGCTGTAACGATGCCTATGGGTGCTGGAGTAGGCATTGGAACTGATTTGGTAAGAAGTGCTGGATCGTTTGTAATGGGCGACTATGGAGAAGGTTCTAAAGATTTTATTAGCAATTTACCTTATATGAGGTTATGGTTTTTAAAAGATTTGGTGAATGATATGACAAGATCAATTTCAGATGGCTTCGGTGCAAATAGATATGGAGGTTAATTTATGACAATATCAGTATCAAATAACACACCGAGAGTTTCATATACTGTAGCACAAGGACAAACACAAACATCCTTTACAGTAAATTTTGAATTTTTTGCAGAAGCAGATTTGAATGTTTATGTTGATGGTACATTAAAAACATTAACTGCTAATTATACAGTATCAGGTGGCAATGGTTCTACTGGTGCTGTTGCTATAAGTGTTACTGGTGCAACTGGTGGATCAACTGTTGTTATTACTAGAGATATTGCTCTTGAGAGAACAACTGACTTCCCAACTCAAGGTGCTTTTAATATTACTTCTCTTAATACAGAATTAGATAAACTTGTTGCTATTGATGCAGATGTTGATGATACAATAAGCAGATCTATTAGACTACAAGATCAAGACGCTACAGCATCTATGGAGCTACCTCTAAAAGCATCGAGAGTAGGCACAGTATTAGGATTTAATGCAACTACTGGTGCGGCAGAAGCTGGACCAACTATTACTGCTGTCCAAAGTTTAGCTGATGTAACTACATCTATAAATCTACTAGGTACTTCTGCTGTGGTAGAAGACATGGGATTACTTGCTACGTCAGCAGTTATAGAAGATATGGGATTATTAGCTACATCGAGCAACATATCTGCTATGGCATTGTTGGGTGTAAGTAGCGTAATTACAGACATGGGATTACTTGGCACATCTGCTGTTGTTGAAGATATGGGATTTCTTGGAACATCTGCAAATGTTACTGCAATGGCAAACTTAGGAACATCTACTGTTGTCGGTCACATGGCGGCACTCAACGCATCAGGTGTTATATCAAATATATCAACTGTTGCTACTGATATTTCTAACGTAAATACAGTAGCATCTAATGTATCAGGGATAAATGATTTTGCGGCTCGATACAGAGTAGCATCATCCGAACCAAGCTCTTCTCTTGATGTTGGTGATTTGTTATTTGATACCACAGCTAATCAGTTGAAGGTCTATAAGTCTGGTGGCTGGGAAGTGGCAAGTGCTTTTGGCAATTTATCATCAGACACTACACCGGAATTAGGTGGTAACTTAGATGTTGTCACACATAGTATTGTATCATCAAGCGATAGAAACATAGCAATAACACCAAATGGTGCTGGTGTTGTTCGTATCGATGGTAATGTAGATATTTCTACTGGTGCTATAGATTTGAAGAATGGTGGTACGCAGTCGTATATTAGATTTTATTGCGAAAGTTCTAATGCTCATTACGCACAACTTCAAGCACCAGCTCACTCTGCATTTAGTGGTAACATTACTCTTACAATGCCAGCAACTACTGGTACAATAGCTCTTACCTCTCAAATACCAACATCAGGAATATCAAATGGCAATGTTGCTACGTTTACATCTGGTGTAGCTGATGATGATTTCTTGAGAGTAAGTGGTACTTCTATTGAGGGTAGAAGTGCGTCAGAATTATTAAGTGATATTGGTGCAACTACCGAAGCAACTGCTGAAGCGAATAGTGTTGCATTGGCTATAGCTTTGGGATAAAGGAGAAATAATATGGCAAATACATTTAAGGTAGTTAGTCACGATGTCATGCCAGCATCTGCTGGTACGCCAGAGGACTTGTATACTACACCTGGAAGTACAACGACTGTGGTTATTGGTTTGATGCTAGCCAATGTTCATACTGCACAAGTAACAGCATCAGTAAAATTAGTATCAACAACATCTGGTGGTGGTCGAACAGCAACCAACACAACAACATTCTTAGCCAAAGATGTTCCTATTGCTGTTGGGCAAAGCAGAAATATGTTAGCTGGTGGTAAGGTTGTTTTAGAAACTGGTGACCAGATAGAGATAGATTGTAGTGTCGCTGATAAGGTGAGTGTTACCATGTCGATAATGGAGATAACCTAATGTCAGAGTATAGCATAGGAAAACAAGGTGATGGCACTAGCTATGAGCCAGTTATTCGCCAAGTAGAAAACACAATAAATAATTCATTCACAATAGATGCAACGAATAATGCTGTTATTGCTGGTCCGATAACGATTGGCAGTAGTGCAACAGTAACTGTGTCAGGAATATTGGTGGTTGTATGAGCAAAATAGAAGTAAATGAAATAGTAAATCAGTCTGGTGATAATGATAGTGGTATTGACTTAACTACAAATGACCAGATTGGATTTAAGATAGCAAACGCTAGTAAGTGGACACTTAATTCTTCTGGTAACTTATTTCCAGCGGCTACCTCACAAGGCATAGTTTTAGGCGCAACATCTGATACAGCGGCAAATCGGCTTGAGGATTATGAAGAGGGCACTTTCAATTTTGAAATGGTTGGTTATCATGGTTCTCCATCGCCTAAGTTAACGATACCTTCTCACTATACTAAAGTTGGAAACACAGTTCACTTTTGGGGTATTGCAACAGGTTTAAATACAGCTAGTTACTCAGGTGATGTGTGGTTTACTGGATTACCTTTTACTTCACCATCACCATACGCTGTTGGTAATTTTTATAGTGATAAAGGTGTAAATTATGGTGGTGACGGTAGTAATAGTGGACCGTTTCTTTGGATTTCTGGAACTATAGCTTATGTATATGTTCATAAGAGTAGTGCTACTGCCGTAGCTGGAAGCCATAATGTTACCACAGGCGTTTCAATGCAATTATTTGGGTCGTATAAAGTTTAACTGGAGGAATTTCAAATGGCAATTACAAAAGAAATAGTACAAGACAGAATTGAAGTTGTAGGTGAATTTAAAAATATACAAGTACGAACAGCAACGATAATAAAAGAAGATGGTGTGGAAATATCAAGGTCTTTTCATCGTCATGTTGTAGCACCAGATAGCGACAGCACAAACGAAAGTGCAGATGTTAAAGCAATGGTGGCACAGTTTCATACAGATGCAGTTAAGAAAGCATATGCTGACCATTTAGCAGAACAGGTAAAGTAAAATGACCTCAACATTAAAAGCAGATAAAATCGAGGGAGTGACCGCAAGCGGTACTGTTCAAATGCCAGCTGGTATGGTAATACAGACAGTAAGTGCTAACACTAACACACAGGTTTCGGCAGATTCAACGAGTTATGTTTCTACTGGTTTATCGTTAAATATTACTCCTAAATTTAGTTCATCAAAAATACTTATATCGTTTTCGGCTGTAATCTATATTGCTGGGGAGGGTGAATGGTCTATAGTTACTTGCTATAGGGAGTCTGGAACAGCATCTTCTGGTTCAGCAATAAGTGGAACAGACTTAGCACAAAGTGGTGTTTGGGGTCTTGGGGCATTACATTGTGATACTACTAGCAATGTTGTTGCGGCAAACGGAGGAGTGCTTAATTGTGCTGGCATAGAGGATTCTCCGTCAACTACCTCTCAGCTTAGATATACTATAGCGTATAGAAATTATGATACAGCTACTAATTATTTTTGTATTAACACTACTAGGTCAACCTTAGTAGCACAGGAGATAGCCCAATGAGTACACTTAAAGTCGATACAATTCAGGGCAAGACTACAGCTGGAACTGTGGCTATGCCAGCTGGTCATGTTATTCAAGTAGTATCAAGCGAAATAGGTGCAAGTGGTGACATTTCTACAACTTCAACCTCTTTTGTTGATACAGGGCATAGTGTAACTATTACACCAAAGTTTAGTACGTCAAAAGTTCTTGTAACTCTTATGGGAGGAAGAATGACTTATGGTACAGTTAATCAAATTTCTGTTAATATACTGGCAAGTATAGCTGGTGGCTCTTACGCAGATGTTCATCTTGCAGTTGACCTTCTTACAATGAATAGCACTTATGGTTTAAACATGGCAGCACAGAAATTACACTCCCCAAATACGACTAGTGCTGTAATTTATAAAACGCAGTTTGGGTCTGGTAATGGGGCAGAACAACTTTATACTTCATCAAACTGTGTAGTGACCTTAACAGCAATGGAGATAAAACAATGACAACAATATCACAAGCATTAACGAGTTTAGGAGTTACAGAGTGGGTTTATAGAGGTGCAGAAGCAACCACAGAAGCAGAGTTCAATGAAAGATTTCGCAAAGTCACAGGAGCAGACAGCAATGGTTCAGCTATCGAAAGCTCAGACCCAAAGGACTTTGGGACAACATGGAAAGCTGTAAGCGATAAAAAGACAGAGCTAGTCAATGCAGAGCCTATGCGATTGCTTAG